TGGGTTTGCTCCAGCCTCTACAAAATCCACCTTGGTGATTTTTAAGTCCTTCAATTTGAATGCCATTTCCGCGTCTCTCCTCCTTTCCCGGCTTGATTTTTATAAAACAAAAAACGACGATTGCTCGCCGTTTCTTGATTTACCGTTATTCTGTTATTCCTCTTCGGTGATTTCCTCCCGGACGGCCTCTCCTTCAATGCTGAACATAGGATATGTGCCATCCTTGACCTTATCCCAGACATCCGGGTCCAATACCTTGAAGCCTATCCACCAGCCTTCAGGCAGCGTCCCTTCTGGGATGTTCAGAAGCTGCATCTTTTCTTTGGTGAATACCATGCTTTCAATGAGCACGGCCACTCCTCCACGCTCGTGCTGCTCTCCGCCTTCCCGGTAAAGCTCCACGAACTTATATGCGGCCTGTTCCAGCTCTTCTGTGTCGATCATGTCCTCATGGTAGTCCTCTATCTGTTGGCCGCCGGCTGTAACCGCTACATTGGCCCATCCAAAGGCCAGCATTTTGTCGTCGTCTGATTTCTGGATCTTGAAGCGACCTTTTATCACTCCCGATGTGGATTTCGCCGGCGTGGCCGGTTTCTGCTGGTCCTTCTTGATGCTCACCAGGTCGCTGAACTTGGCCATCGTTATCTACCTCCTTTCAAAGCAAAAAGACGAGGACCTTTTCCTCGCCTTAAATCTTGAATTCCCTCCGATACCATTGATGGAGGTCCTCTGTTGTTTGCAGCTTGGCCGCCAGCGCTTGCCCGCCTTCGACCAGCTTGAAGTATTTCCGCTTAAACTCTCCGATCCCCAGAACTTTGAACTGCCATTCTCCCTGGATGATTCCTGCTGATGTGAATGTAAAACCGTTGTCGGTCTCCTGGGTTACCTTGCCCGGCAGCTCGTGTCCTCTGTTGGTGTCAAAGAATCGGAGGGCCTCTTTGTGAATGTGAACATCCAGCGCTATCCCGGTGAAATCTCTTTCTCCCGGTGGTTTGAAGACATATACTGCTCTTTGGTCTATCATATCGTAGATCCCACCTTTACAAAATCTTCTATCGGTATCCCGTTTACTGCAGTAATGTGCGCCTGTTTGAACTTCTCCAGGAGTTCTGCTCGCAGGGCATTGCTCTGGCACGATATTCCGATAAATGTCTCCTTCGCTATGCCGTGTCTGAACATGATTTCATTGCCGTACCGGTAGCTTGTGGCCATTCGCTTGATGAATTCCACCGGTGAGACTCTGCCGGCCATGGCCGACGGATCCGAGCTCCCGAAGGAGTCTCCCTCGTATGCGTACCAGTCTGTCCTCTCCATGACTTTTGGATCAATGAGAATGCGGTACCGGTTCCCGCGGTAGCAGTCGTCAAACCTTGGGTTGCTTTTGCTCTTGACGCCTAACCTGGTAAATACATTATCGCTGCCGCCGGTCCTGAAGTCTTCTACCGGGCTTGCTCCTGTGCGCCTCATTCCTGCTCTGAAACGGTTGTTATTTGACATCAGGCCTGGGCTCTGAATAATTTTTACAATGTCGTCTCCGTCCGGAACTCCGGTCCAGACGTATTTCAGGCCTTCCTTCTTGTATGCCTCCACGATGCCCTCTTCGACGTATGTTGAATATCCGTCAAAGACTTTTACCAGCTTCATGTTATTTATACGCTTCGGGTCTATTCTTTCTTGCCTTAATATCATATCCAGTTTAACCGGTATTTGCTCTGGCGTCAAACCATCTAATTCCTGGATACGGTGAGGAGCATGTTGCCATACAAGGCGGCTTTTTTTGAGGATCATCTCTGCCTCGCTGTCCGGTTTCAATAAAAGATCATCAAGCTCCAGCTTCTGCAGCATGTTTCTCATATTTGCAGCGTCCGCAGCTCCATTTGAGGTTACCGGAGTTCTCAATCTGAAAAAACCACGCCATCCATTGTATCTCCTTGTCTGGCCATCGATATAAAGCTCGAATGTGGTTTCTCCATCAGTCACCTTCATGGTCCGGATGGAAGCTCCGAGGTCTGCCTTGGAAGCAAAGAGCTTTTTGACATCGTCCGCAAGCTCGAATTCCAGTTCTCCCGTTTCTCCTATAGGCTTCATTTTATCCCATGTCTTGGACCATGTATCCCTGGTGAGCTTTCCGGATATTTCGTATACCTCGTATTCGGTACCGCTTGCGTCGTCTAATAGGCGCATTCTCCTGGCCGTCAAATTGAGGCCTTCAACGCTGCCCTTGTCGCTTCTGACTGGAACTCCCAGCCTTTTATCCGGAATAATCGACGCATCCTGGAACACATCATCTGCAGATATGATCTCTTTGGCCTTCTGTGGTACCGGTGCCCTCGCTGCTGCTTTCCTGGCTGCCTCGTTGGCCATTAGTCTGTTTCTTACCTGGGCGCTCATTTCAGGTGCTTTAACCGGGTCCGATATGGCTGTTACAAGTTGGGTCTTATTCATGTTGTTGTAGTATGGGATCTGCTTTTGCTTGGCCAGTTGCTTAAGCTCGACCATGTTCATCTTTTGCAGGGTTTCCGGGCTGTGTGTTACTGCAGTCAGCGGCTGTTTCATATGCTCTGCAGCCTCGTCCGCCCAGACGAACGCTTGTTTCTTTCCGGTCCTCTCGGTGAGAAGGTCACTGAAAAACTGGCGGTAGTCTTCTCTTAACCGGTTTTTTCTCTCGACGATCTGGTCCAGCAGTTCCTCTGCTTCTTTTCCTTTCCCGTGAAGGGTCTCTGCATAGCTCCTGAATATCTCACGGTACTGATCGTCCGGGATCGCCTCCACTCTCTTGATGTATGTCAATGTGTCTTGTAGATCCAGGTCAATCTCTCCCTTTGCAAATCTCCGGAATAAAGTATTATAAATTGGCTCTGTCTCTCCGTAGGTTGCATTGGGGTGGTATGTGTAGCTCATCTGCTGGGCACCTATCTCCTTGATGTACCTGAATGCCTGCTCTTTGTCTGTCCCTATGAGCCTGCCGGCGTCGTCCATTATAAAGTTGCCGCCGTGGCTGTCGAAGTTGGCCAGCAGCCAGTCGGTTACATGTTCTCTCTGCAGCTGTGCGGCCGTTCCTGGTGGCAGCTGGTCGCTGGTGTATTGCCAGTGCTTCAGGTCTATCTTATCGCCTATGGTGTTTATCCTCTTCTGGAAAGCTCCAAACTTGCCGCCCAGCTCTCCTGTTCCTACCGGTACCGCTGTGTCCGGATCTATTATTGCCTGGACCTTGTATCCGGCTTCCTGGACATATGCTCTGAAGGCTTCCGGCTTTCCGGATTTGCTTTGTGCCGGTTTGAATAACCATTCCTGGCCATTCTTGTCGATGTATGAATGCATTTCACCGGTTCCTCCGAGATTTGCCTTGCCATTGTATTTCATACCTTGTGGCATTTCCTCTGACGGTGGTATCATTGGCTTTACGGGTTCCATGGGTTCCGGCGCCGGTATCTGGTCTTCGGGGCTCCAGCTCTGGATCATGTCCTGGTCCGGTACCGTCTGGTATTTCGGTGGTTCTTTTTCCACATAAAGCAGCGCGCATCTGCAGCGCGGATGTGCCGGCGGGGTCTCCTTCTGGCCGCTGTATAGCTCGTTTCCTTTGAAATCAAAATCAGCGCCCATTTCCACTTCGACGCCGTCCAAAGCTCCGCATATAGAGCATACGCCTTCATCTGCGGCTGTGCTCCAAACTTTCACCACTTTGCCTATGAGGTTCTGCTCCTGGGCCTGCTTTATTCCCTCATCAGCTCCCTTGTTATAAGCGAATGCCATTTCGGTTGTGGCAATAGTGAAAGCTCTTTGCCTATGCTGCTTGGCTGCATATTTTGCCGCTGCTTCTTGAGCCTTTTTCCGGGCCGTGGATTCCTTCATTCCTGGGTTGTTCTCCAGGAGTGTGTTTTTCACATGCTGATAATAGTTCAGGTTGGCCTTGGCCTGGACCTTATTTAGGCCAATTGTCGCCCGGATCGTTCTGGCCAGCTCATCTACGGTGAAGGCTCCGCTGTATGCATGCTGCAGCATGGCCGATATTGCTTCCTTCTGTTCCTCCGCTATTACCGTTACCCATTGGGCACCGTGTTCGTTGATCCATTTGAGGACACCCTGGCTCATGGGGTCAAAGAAATAATCCGGATGCGCTGCCATCAAGTCTGCATTTGCTGCCTGCATGGCCTCTATCCATAGGGGCTTCAGGTGCTCGTTTACAAAGTTTGCGTAATCGTTCTGCCAGGCCTGGATGGTCTTCTCATCGATGTATCCGTTGAGGATTGCCTCTCGCAGCTCCTTGTATGTTATTGCCTGCTGCTGGTCGTTCCATAGCCTGGTGAGGAAATA